GCCAAATAAAATTCCAGCACTAGCAGTTGTAGCACCTATTAAAGATTGATAAAAAGTTGCACTTGTATCTGTAATTACAAATTTTCTATTTGAAGAAGCAAATGAAGTTGTATTAATTCCAACACGTCCTGATGAGTCTATTCTCATGGCTTCTGTTGCATTAGGAGCAAAAACCATTTGTGCAGGTGAGCTAATATAAAAACCTTGCGTACCAGCTAAAAAGCTTCTTGAAGAACTATTTAAACCTAATATAGCTGTTCCAGCATTTGTTATTAATTGTGTTGAAGCATAAGCAGAACCACCACCAGAATAAGGATTTTGAATTTTTAATGTAGCATCTGTATTAGCGTTTTCATATATATGTAAGTCAGAACTTGGCGAACTTGTCCCAATTCCAACGTTTCCTGTAGGTAATATTTGTAAATCTGCACTAGCTGTAATTTTTAAATCTATACCATCAGTACCAATAGTGCCTGTTGAACCATTGTTATATTTAAAGTTCATAAAGCCAGTACCAGTAGTATTGACTGTTATATCACCACCAGTCACATCTAATTTAGAGTCGGGGTGTGTAGTATTGATTCCAACGTTTCCTGATGTGTCTATTCTTAGGCGTTCTGTATTACTTGTACCAAGTCTTAAAGGATGAGCAGCACTTGTCATAACAGCAGCACCATTAGTATAGTTAGATAAGTCTAAATAACCATTCGATGCTGTATTTACTCTTAATTGTGTGTTTATTGAGTTATAAATTTCTAAATTAGACGATGGATTATCAGTTCCAATTCCAACGTTGCCTGATGAGTCTATTCTCATTCTTTCTGTTGCGCCAGCACCAGTTGTTGTTCCAAAAGTTAAAGCAGAACCATTTGCTGTACCGTCTGTTATATGTTTTATGTTAGCTTTTATGGTGTTAGCATTTGAACGTCTATTTATGAAATCAATACTTGAAACATCTACTCCTGCTGCTGCTGATGTACTAATTCCTTCTGATGTAAATGCGGCTGCCCCACCATCTGTATATACGGAAAATAAACCTTTAGGACTAGTCGTCCCAATTCCAACGTTTCCTGAAGAATCAATACGCACTCTTTCAGAACCACCTGAAGAACCAGTAGAAAACTTAATAACGCCTGAAGCAGAATCAGACATAATATTAACATTCGTATTTGAATAAAAAGCACCTTCTCCTGCACCTATAGCTCCATATCCTGAATGTGATGAGCCATACATAAACATACCATTAATACTACCTGCATTATTTTCTGTCCATACAGATGATTGGTTTGTTGTTCCAGTTGATTCAACTCTTAAAGCTAAACTTCCACTATCTAAAACTTGAACTTTATCTGTAGGACTATCAGTCCCAATTCCAACATTTCCACCTGAAGTAATAGTTAATCTTCTCGTATCTGCTGTTTTTAGACTAAAATTATGACTTGTTGTTGTACCAAACTCCATATCGGTAGTAGCATCGTTGTACTCAATAGCTGAAGCAACTGCACCACCGCTTCTTTCAAATACTGCTAATTTAACATCACCACTAGCACTATAATTACCTGAGAATGTTGAAGCTGTAGTTCCTGCACCTGTACTTGTGACTGTAATTGCACCTGATGAGATAGTTCCTATGTTTGTAAGGTTTCTTGAAGTATCAATTATATTAGTACCGCCAATATAATAAGATGTGCCTATTATGTCTCCTACGCTATTAATTCTTGTAGTTCCGTTGACTTGTATTGCCCTACCAGTACCAGTAGAGTTTATCGCACCTGTAGCAGTTATATCACCACTAGAGATAGTTCCTATGTTGGTTAGGTTGCGAGAGGAGTCTATGATTGTGGTGTTTGAAGCACCCATATCAACAGTACCAGTTGAGCTTATTCTAAAGGCATTTTGTGCTGAACCATTAGTCCTAAAATTAATATCTCTGCTTGTGGCAGCAGCTATATAAATACCATCCCCACCAGTATTATGTGATAGTATTCTATTTGCACCATTACCAGTTCCACTAAATCCAAGTGTGACATATCTACCAGTTCCGCTTGTTCCGTAAGTACCATCATTACCTATTGTTATACTATTTCCTACATCAAAAGTTTTTGTAAAAGTTCCACTTGTTGTAATAGCACCACTAGAGATAGTTCCTATGTTTGTGAGATTCCTAGCACTAGTAATAACCTCTGTTCCACCTATCTGTAAACCATCTTGTATATTTACATCACTACCATCAATATAAATTCTTCCATACCCCTCAGATCCTAATACAAGTCTATTGCTGCCTGATATTACAAAGTCATTAGAATTACCACCTACTACAGAAGAAGTATTACCTATATAACCTGTTCCTGTTGCACTACCACTTTGTCCGCCTAGTGAAAAATCCATTCTTTGTGTATCTGTTGTATGTCCATACAAAAGCTGACTTTCACCATTAATACTTGTAGAACCACTTGCAGTTAATATTCTATTATCAGCAAAGTTAGTTATAGAGGTTATAGCACCTGCATCACTACCCCATTCTAAAGTAGTTCCTGAAGATGGTACTTTTAAAACTTGGCCTGCTGAACCTATGCTATTTGGTATGGTAAAAGCACTATTGGATATAGTTCCAGTAAATTCAGTTTTATCCGCAGATATAATTAATTTTTCGCCATTTAAAGCACTATGCCCATATCTAATATATGCCTGGTCTGTGCCATCATTGAAGTAAATTGTAGGAGTTCCTGCTGTAGCGGTTTTAAATCTAATATCTGCGCTAGGGGTTGAAGTATTGCCTATTTCTATAACTGGGGTTGTGTTGACTACTCCTAAAGTAGTACCATCATAAGTAAGATTAACCTCACCATTTATACCGCTAGCACCTGTAGCGGTAATAATTCTATTATCAGCACCATTACTAAAAGTAGATACAGTATTAGCAGACCAACTTAATTCACCTGCTACAGTTGATATAAGTACAGATCCACTATTAGCTGGATAATTAGATGGTAAAGTATAAGTTGTGTTTACTCCTAAACTTGTTGGTGATTTGAGAGCAACATAATTACTACCATTAGATGATGACTCAGAAAGTCTAACCTCTGCATTATCATTTAAAGTAATATTTGCACTAGAGATAGTTCCTGTTGCGTCTATAGCACCTGAATTAATAGTGCCAACAGTTATGTTTGGACTACCTGATAAGCCTATTGCAGTTATACCTAATGCATTTATTTCAGCTTGTGTTTGATCTGTAGTAGCACCTGCTTCTATGCCATCTAGCTTAGTTCCATCTGTGGCTATGTCTCTGCCATCAACCGTGCCTGAAACAACTATGTTTCCTGTGACATCTATACCTGTTGAGGTAGTCGCTATTTTAGGATTATTGTTATGGTATAAAGTGACAGCACCACCACTAATAGCCTGCAAATAATTTTGCGTGCCATTTGCAATTTGCATTTCAATGTTAGCACCCTGTATTTTTAAATTACCTGTACCTGTTTCTTTAATAACGCTATGGTTATTGCCTGCATCGTGATATATCTGAAAATCTGAATCAGCTCCAAATTCTATTTTTTTTGAATCTGGTAAAGTTATGCCATGTGAAAAATCAAAATTATCAAAGTTTGTATCCCATAAAATAGTAGCATCATTGCCAACGCTAACAGCATCTTGAATGGTAATACCAGCACCATTGGCTGAAGCTGATGAGTCACCTGTTGAATAGTTAAGGGTAATGTTTTTATCTTTTACATTAAGATTATCTGTATCTACAGTAGTTGTAGTACCTTGAACAGTTAGATCTCCTGTGACTACAAGGTTGGCCATTTGTGAATTGCCAGTAGAAGTAATTGCACCTGATGATATATCGCCTAAATTAACATCATCACCATTTTCTATTTTTGCAACCAGTTGTGTTTGTATATTACTAGTGACACCATCAACGTAATTCAATTCAGTAGTGGTTGCTGTTATACCATCTAATACATTTAACTCTGCTGTAGTTGATGTGACTCCATCAAGAATGTTTAACTCTGCTGTAGTTGCTGTTATGCCATCTAATATATTTAATTCAGTAGCGGTTGCTGTGACTGCTGTACCACTTAAAGAAAATGTGCCAGTAATGTTTAATGTACCGCCAACTGCTAATGTTTTACCTGTACCAACATTAAGACCAATACTACTACCAGTACCATCTGATTTAAAAATAGCATCAAGTGTATCTAAGTCATCATTAAGAGATATACCCCAAGTATCTTCTGCCGCACCTGGTTCTGGTTTAGTTAAATTAAGATTAGTTGTATATGTATCTGCCATTAAGCTGCCTCTTGTTCATCTAATTTAGTCCATTCTGTAGTTGGATTGGTTTGGTTTGTCCAAGTATCAGTCGGATTTGTTATTTCATTCCATGTTGCTGAAGATACTGTTATTTCTTGCCAATCTTCACCTGCAACTATTTGGTCTGTCCAAGTTTCGTCTGGAACAATTATATCTTCCCATTTTAAACCACCAATAGCATCAAAGCCACTTAATTCATTTATACTAGCAATACCTTTGAGGAATACAGAACCAGCAGCAGATGCACTAGATATGGCTTGTATTGTTGCCAAACCTCTATCTATTATTCTGCCATTAGCGGTAATATTTGATATGGCTTGTATGGTAGCTGTTGCTACATCTATTTGTGTTCCTATTGCGGCAAAGTTTGATGTAGCCTGTATGGTTGCTACACCTCCAGATATTAATGTTGAATTTGCTACTAAACCAGAAACACCTTGTATAGTGACTGCGCCTCTGACGGTATTTCTAGCAGAACCGCTAGATGTTTGCGCTATAGTAGCTTCTGCTTGAAATGAAAGCTCGTTATATTTTGACCTTGAGTAGTAGCCTTTATTGTAGCCTATAGTGGCCATGGCGTTATGCTAAAGTAATATCTAAATCACCCGCATTAAATCTAAAAACATCTCCTGTATCAACTGCTTTAGATGCATCTAAATTAGCATAGGCTAATAGATTGCCACTAGTAAGTGCATCAAATATACCACAAGCTACAACAGTTCCTTGATCTGCTGTTGCTGTTGGAAACTCAATAGCTGCTGAGTTAGATGCTGTTGTTGGGTTAGTACCAGAAACAGTAAATGCTGCTGTTTGTCTTGCATAAGAGCCGCCAGAAACTTCTGTACCACCACCTGTATCTGTAGGCGCTACTGTGTATAAACCTACATATAATGTTGTAGGCGCTGTATAAGCATTGCCACCAAAGACATGTTCTAAAACTTTATCTTCTAAATAATCGCTGAATCCTGCCATCTTATCTCCTAATTATTTTTCCAAACGTAAGTGTTTTTGCCTGCTTTGCCATAAGTTCTTCGTCTTTGCATTAACGAGCCTTTACCAAATTCAGCTTTCTCTTGTTCTAATCGCATCTCTTCTAAGGCTTTTTCAAATTGCTGTGTGAATAAAGCAACCCTATCATCTTCCATAAGATATATAGATGCATGTTTTAAAGCACCATATAAGTATGCATCTGGATATGAGTTCGAAATAAAATTACTAGTATTCGAATCACTCAAAGCATCAATAGTGCCATAGTATGTTAATTGTAGCGTATAACTTGTATCTGGGGTAGGTGCTAACTCTATTGTATTATCAACTAAAGCGTAATATACAGGTTGATTGCTTACATTATCTACAGACTTTCTGTATATATCTAATGACTCAATAGATTGTTGCATTAGCGGTGTAAAGTTATTACCGTCAAGTTGTACGTTTATAGCTTCTAACCAATCAGTTGGTAATGATATATATTGAGCATCTGCTGTTGCAGTAGCTCTTTTAACCATATCTTTAACTCTTAATCTTCTGTTAAATTCTGCTTCTGTAGCATCAATAAAAAAGTCTAGTTGACTTGTTAAATCTGATCTATTTAAGAAGTTGGCAATATTAGTTTTTAATTCTGCGTATGTCATATTCTACCTTTCCATGTTCGGAAAACTTTGTTATCTGAATGGTTTAACCACTCTTTCCATTTCTTAGTATCTTTAGCCCAACCTTCTCTACATGCTTTTTGGTATACCACCATAGGCACTTCAGCAACATGTCTAAAATCTTTGCCTGGTCGCATTTCAGATAGAGCTTTACAATGCTCAATAACAGGTGCTACGTCTTGGGTGGTGTGATAGATAACTTTATCATCCTCAGTAGCAAACTCATGTTTATAACCTTTTTTATAATCTATGATTGTTCTTTTAGCCATGAGGTAATTCTACCACAAAAAAAAGGGTTCAGACCAAAGCCTAAACCCTTTAATAGTATTACAACTTATGATGTTGTTAAGTCAGCAACAATACCATGAGCAGCTTCGTTAGATACTTCTAAACCATACTCAGCCACAATCATTTTTGTTTCTGCATCACCTATAGTTGCTATATCAATTGTTTCAAAGTTTCTTAAGTAAGATACTTTTGCAAACTCTGGATCAACTAATAATAGTGATCTTTCTCTTGATCTGTTTGATGGAACAATTTTTAGTTCACCAAAGTCAGATGAGTAGATAGCTACTGAAGCTTCTACTGTGTTTGCATCAACAAATTGTCTAGCTTGTGATCTACCTGTAAAACCAGAAATTTTTTGCTTATTAACTGGTCCGCAAATAGCTAAGTTAGGCTCTGCACCATTTGTAAACATAAGCTCAAGAACATCTTTTAATAGATCTTCTGTTAAAGCTCTTTGTGTACCGTCAGTTGGAGCTGCACCACTACCAGTTGAAGCACCGCCAGTTCCTCTTGAATCATTAGATGTAATCCATGATTCGAAACCACCAGTTACCCTAGCTGTTGTAGCATCACCAGTTGTTTTAGCACCTTTTTGACATAGAGCTTCTTCCATATCTCTTTTAAGTGCTTTAGCCATAATAGCTAATTGGTGAGCCATTTCTGATTTCTTACCTGCTGCATCTGAAGCTTCTTGTGAGCCTGTTACAGTTGCATCTCTGTAAGATATTTGACATACATTACTAGCTCTTGTAGTAGCTGTTGAAGCAGCTCTTGAAAGTTCAAAACCTTCTAGCTGACCAGCACCACTTGGAGTTGGTAATGATTCTGTTTGCCAATCAAAGACAACATTTTTTACGTTTCTTGTTCCGATTGATGACATAAATGGTGTCTGCATTGGAGAGATGTTGTAAATAATATTACTTAAATCTTCTCTGTCAGCAGTAGCAGTATATGTATCAAAAGCATTAGTGACCTTCGCCATAATAATTCTCCTAAATTAATTGTTCAAATACTTTAGCCGCATCT